CCGCTATAATACTCACTTTATAGCTTTGTGGTGAGTGAACCGCTTGTTGAGGTTTCCATACCTCAGACATGCAAGGACGGTCTGCAATTTACCTTTAGCCCTCCTCTCACCAGGAAGGCCCCGTGCAGCGGTTCGGGGGCACCACCGCTCCGGCAAGCGTCTAGCGTCTACTTGTCGGAACCACTCCCCCAAGCTCGCAATCCCCTCACTATAGCCGTCAGCAACGTAGTTTGCCATTGCCTTATGGATGTATTGGGACACCCAATCTACGAAGCGGCCATCTCGGGTAATGCTGAACCCCTTTATCTTCTTTGAGACCCACCAGAAGTACTCCCTGTGGTACTTCAGTGTGTCAAAGTCGTATGGCGCAAAATGGTCGAGATACATACACCTTGAGAATTGACCAAAGTATGTATTTCGGGGCTTCCCCTTAGGGAGAAGCCCAATTATCAATGCGTCACGGACCGGTCGTGCTGGATGTCCATTGGGAAAGCGGAAGGACAAGAAGGGGAGGGACGTATCGCAGGAGGTTGTCATGAAGGGTCCTTCGTGGATAGCGGAGTTCTTAGCTACAAACCCCCACCTATTGAAGGCAAGGCGGACATAGTCGTCCGCAGGTGGAGGGTTCCTAGCAAACCCCTGCACAAAGTCGTCCCCATAGACAAAACGCCTGTTCTCACCAGGTGCCTTAGGCCCTCCTACAGTTACCTCCAGATCAGTAATGACAAGCCAATTAACAAGCGAGTCAATGATAGAGGTAAAAGGAGACCCAGACGGAACACCTTTCGTGAGAGTGTATGTCCATCCCCCCGGTATGATAATCCTCTTTACGAGGAAGTGCGAAATGAATCGAAGAAAGACGTTATCAAGCCACTCATCATCGCCATAGAAACAGGCTCTAACTATAGCGAAGGCGGTAACTATTTGATCTTCGCGGACACGAGAGTCAAACCCACTCCAGTCATAAGCTTTGCAGTGTGAGTATTTGGATAACGGAATGGTCATCCTCTCGTACTTCCGGTTGGTCATTTCGCACCCAATCATAATGTCCCCTCCGCATCTCGAGACCATAGCGGTAAAAGGTTGTGAAAACGCCGACTCTAAAATCGTGGATGGGGTCTCCGGCATAAGGATGAGCCTGGACTTAAACGGGTCACCAGGCTTAGCATCCATCACCGGTTTCGCCCGGCCTCCACACGACCAATAAGAAGTATCAGGGGTAAAGCCCTTCTTTTGATCAGTGTAGTGACCCTTGGCAATTTCAGAGCACACAGCGAAAACCTTCTGCCTATTGGATCCAATACGCGAAGACATGACTCCGGGGTATGCGTCCGGATTTACCTTCACACAGTCGAGGGCTCTTAGTGACGGTTGGGGCAGGCGCGAAAGTTTCAAAGACTTCCACCCAACGGCAAGGGCCCTTCTTAGGTCGGCCCCTGTCGCGCATCCGAGGTTGGGTTGCGAGTACTCCCTTAAGATAGGTTTCGTCGTTTCCCAACAGCCATGAACGGATGCGGCCGAGGGGCCGAAGAGAGAAAGAAGGTCAGGCCTCTCCTCGCGGAGATAGGACCAGCCTATGCCGTCGGGTATCACGAACTTCTGGGGCCTGGCCCCAGACGGCAGCTCCAATCGTCCATCCAGCCTCATGCACTCCGTGCTAGGGAGGGGTGCATCATCATTAAGGGCTGGGAGCTGCTGTCTGGGGCGCCGGGCCCCTTCCCACTTTCGCGACACCGCTCGAGTTGTCACTACGCGCACGGGGTGCGGCGTCCCTCCCTCCCAGTGTGCAGACACCACTTCCCTCTCAGTACGTGGTGTCCTCCTTCTTAGCAGCAATTCTGGTAAAGCTAAGAGGGGTAGTTGTTGCACAGTCGGGGTGAAGGTTCTCAGGAAAGATAACAGACCACGCGCTTGTGCGAGTTGCAAGTCATTGCCGTGGTCTTTGACATCCTGAGAAGCCTTTCGTACGCGCCTGTGAAGGTAAGCAGATGCGTATTCCTGTTGCTTCACGACGCTCCAGTTACGCACCTCATCATAGATCTCCGAAAATTCGTGTCCCGCGGAAACCCTTGCTTTCCAGAACACGTGTCCCTGCCCACGCTCGTGATCGTGTATTGTATCTCGAGGGACCAAATCGAAAACCTTTTGTCTGTTCCTTCTCCATTTCCTCGTAATCCTGGAAACGATAGCGAGAAGGGTGCTCCTATCCAGCATCCTCGCCCCGGGCACCGGTAGGGCGAAGACGTCGAGAGGCAGTGAAGGATTAAAAGGGCTCACGGCCAGCTCGTGCTTCGAGGACCCAGGACGTCCTAGCACTCGCCAGCTCACTCTTTAGCGCCTTCGCGCGCTCTACGGGGTCCGCTTTAGACTCAATGCGGATTTGAGCAGGAAGCGATAACTGCTCATATCCACCCTCCAAGGCGAGGGCGAAGGGCGTGCGCGCTCTTTCGAGTGAGTCCGCACAGGAGGCGTTGATACGACGTATGGCCTCGTCGTATCTTGCCGCTTCACCCGCTAGGGTGGCAGCGGCTTCTGCTCGCGCCTTTCGGCGGAGAGAGCGGGCGGTCTGAGCGTCAGCCCATTCCTGACTGGTAAGCCCTGCAGCTTTCCAGTCCTCGGGAAGTCCGCGCTCCCGAGACACCTCCTGCTTGTACTCAGCGTACCAGCCGGTGACATGTGGCGACCCTAGAAGTTTCTTAACCGCCTCTAGGGAAGCGGTGGTCTTGAAATGCGCGTTGAAGGCCTCGACCAAGGCCTCCCCGCTCCGTTGTGCATCATCAGACATATCTGGTCTGTCAGCAGTTTGAC